TACATGATTGGAAGATGCGTTATGTTCCTTCTTATAAAGCTAATCATGTAGAAGAAGAAGTATCTTCCTTCCTCAAATTTAGTACTTATTTTAAATTTGGGGAATAAGGTCCTCGGGTATGACCTTAAACTGCCCACCCCGTATGACACATGGGGTTCCTGTGTATAGTTGAAGATGTTAGTCCTGTATACGACCGCTACGTATTTATTGTTTATAGCCCTCCATGGTACGTAAGACGCTTTGCAGGATTTAAATTAGGGTGAATAGACTAACAATTAATGCGAATGTTAGATCTTTATTACATAGTAGCATTACAGAATTTGCTTTAATATTATTAGAATTGAAAAATCAACTTATATGTCCTAAATGTAAAAAGTATTGTCACGAATGTATTTGTGTGATGCAACCGCAAATGGGTGCAGAAGATCAAACTATAACTTCTGTTCCCAATCGAGAGAAAGTCCAGAATGTCAGATTCTATGATGAAGAGGAACTATATGAGACTATGATTCATAGTTACACAGATGACACTCGAACTTATCAAGATACAAATGATGCATCATTGCAAAATTTCTTTAGTAGACCTATTGTTATTAGTGAAACAGAGTGGAGTGTGGGTGCAAATTTATTTTATCAGTTTGACCCATGGTCCTTGTATTTTGAAAATCCAAGGGTATCCAATAGGATAGCTAATTTTTCTTTAATGAGATGTAAACTACATTTGAAATTTATTATAAATGGAAATGGTTTCTTATATAGCCGAGCTTTGGCTAGTTATTTACCATTTTCCGAACAGGATACTTTATCTCAAAATAGGGTTGGTATATTGAATGACATGGTACAGGCTTCACAACAGCCACATGTTTTCTTGAATCCTACAACGAGTAAAGGAGGAAAATTAGTTTTACCCTACTTTAACACTACAAACAATACCTGGGTGCCTGGTTCTAATTGGGACGTCCTAGGTAAGGTTACTGTGAGGAGTTTTCAGCAGCTTACTCATGCTAATGGTGGTACGACAGATGTTACTATCACTGTTTTAGCGTGGGCAGAAGATGTCCAACTGAGTGTACTTACAACAGTTGAGCCTGATACTCTTTCACCGCAAATGGGTAAGGAAGATGAGACAGATCAAGCCAATAAGAATGGTATGATTTCTGGACCAGCATCTACAATATCTCGCTGGTCCTTGGCTTTGTCAAAGATTCCCCCTATTGCACCCTATGCATTAGCTACATCAAAAGCTGCTGATGCTGTTGCTGGAATAGCTAGAATTTTTGGTTATTCCAGACCCCCGGAGACAAAGAATCCTTGTCCTTATAAACCAGTGCAAGTTTCCTCGTTAGCTTTGACTACCACACCTGATGGTACACAGAAATTAACAGTTGACGATAAACAGGAACTTACAATAGATCCTAGAATAGCTGGTATTGATGCAGGAGATCCCATGTCTATTAAAACAATTGCAATGCGAGAGTCCTTTTTAACTCAATTTGCTTGGAATGTGGGTACTGCTCCGGGTACTCTGCTGTGGAATGCGCGAGTTGACCCCGTAACTTGGGCTTATACAGCCTCTGATGGAGGTTTTCATTTTCCCGCATGTGCTGCAGCAGCTCTACCTTTTAAATATTGGACTGGCACATTAAATTTTCGATTTCAAATTATGTGTTCGTCTTTCCATAAAGGTAGACTTAAAATCGTTTACGATCCAAATTGGATTGCGACCGATGAGTATAACACCAATTACATCCAGTTGATTGATATTGCAGATGAAAATGATTTTACTGTATCAATTACTAATGGTCAACCCAAGACTCTTTTGAGTCACCATTTACCTGGGGTTGATTCTTATACTCAGTTATACTCAACTACGCGCTATACTTCAAAAGAACAAGGCAATGGAATTGTAGGTGTTACCGTTCAAAACGAGTTAACTATACCCAATTCTACTGCAACCACCAATGTTAATATAAATGTTTTTGTGTCAGCTGGTGAGGATTTTGAAGTATTTGTGCCTGATGATTATTTCGCTTCGTTTGTATTTAAACCACAGATGGGTTTTGAACCTCAATCTGGAGTTGAACAACCTAATGCAATGGGAGATAATGAAATGGATAAGCCTGAAGATAAAGCTGCTAATCCTTTCATGGATACAATGGATCCCCTAACGAATATACATAAAGTATTTACAGGTGAAGTGATTAAATCATTTAGACCACTACTTAAAAGGTATAACTTGCATTCAGCAATTAGTGCATTTAAAGTGAGTAACGCTGCCGTTAGATATCGCAGTGCTATGTTCCCATATTTACGGGGGAATGTAGCTAATGCTGTTCATCAA